GGTGAACTTGGTGGAATCATAGGTCTGTTCTTCGATGGAGCTACTTGTACTTGGTCAGAATTACCTAGACCCAGCCAGACAGGAGAAATGAACTCTGTGTATCAGTATGTACATTCTTTACGTTAATTATTAATATGCCGATAGAACTTCCTACACAAAGACGTGAAGCTCAACAGTATAATCCAAGACTGCTTGTCTTGTTTGGCAAGCCTAAAAGTGGCAAATCCACTTTAATGGCTTCCCTTGATGATAATCTCATCATTGACTTGGAGGATGGCTATAGAGCTTTATCAGTCATGTCTGTTCCTGCATTCAATGCAAATGCTCTGTTTGAAATAAAGCAGGCTTTGTATGAAAAGGCAATGAAGGATAACAAATATCCTTATAGGTTTATCACTATTGATAATGCTACTAGACTGGAAGAAATGGCACTGCCCTATGCTGCACACCTTTATAGGACTACAACTCCTGTTGGTGCAAACTGGGGTATGCTGAAAGACCCAAAGAATCCTCTGATGAATGCCAAAGACAAGAATGGCAAGCCAATACCTGACCCAAAGGCTGATGTAAGACTTCTGCCTAACGGTGCTGGCTATCTGTATCTGAGGAAGGCTGTCAAGGAACTTATTGACCTCTTCAAACCATTCTGTGAAACCCTTATCTTGGTTGCCCATGTGAAGGACAAGCAGATACAGAAGAATGGTGAAGAAATGAGTGAAATGAGTGTGGACCTTGCAGGTAAATTGGGTGATATAATTTGTGGTGAGGCAGATGCAATAGGATATATCTATAGGTCTGGCAAAGATACTATTATTTCCTTTGAGGGTGGAGACAACACCATCAGAGAGGCTAGACCTTTACACCTGAGAGGCAAGAAATTTGTTGTGGCTACTTCCGATGACAACAATAACATCAAGGTTGATATGTCACAGATTTTTGTGCCTAAGCAGAACTAAGCAAACCGCTTAAAATAAAAGTAAACAATAACCGTTATGGGGATTAACCCCACAAAATCAATTAACATTATGAGTAATACCGAGAAAAAGTTCGACAAATTCTTTGTCGCAAATCTGAAGAGGACTGCCCAAATGGTCAGCCCTATGGTGAGGGAGAAAGTCAAACTCCTCGCCGAGATTGAGGAAAAGCAGAACAGAGTTGCTACTCTGGATGCACAGATTGAGTCCCTTGATGGTCACATCAGGCAAGAGTGTGGCTATGGTGTTGAGCAACTTATCACTAGGAAAGTCGTTGATACTGGCAAGGTAGACAAAGACGGCAAGCCAGTCAAAGTGACCAAGTGGGAACTCAATTTCCCTGAGACTATTGTTCCTCCGCAGGAGCAGCCAGCTGGTGAAGCAGCTGAAGAAACTACTCAAGAACCTGAAAAACCCGTTGAATAATGGCAGTCAGTAGAGGTCAAGTGAGTACTGAGGGTGCCCCCCGCAAACTGTATATTGGAGTTGCTAGCTCCTATATAGTTGCAGTGAACCCCACGAAAGCTGAACTTGAGCAGCTCACTGGCAGGACTTTGGACAAAGAGCCAGAGTATCTCGGTTCCATTGAGGTTAATGGCAATCAAGTTCCACAGGTCAGACTTGACTTTGTGTGCAAACCAGACCCTGAGAAGTATCTTGATTCTCAGAATCAGCCCATTGATACTCTCATCCATGTGTCTCTGTTCCTCAGGAAGCAGTACAAATATGGCAGCAAGACTGGCAAGTATCAAATCATTGATAACTATGGCAGAACTGCTTGGGCTACCAAAGAGGACATTGAGAAGAAGGTCATTCCTATCTATCAGACCAAGGATGGTGGCACTATGCAGGCTAATATCAGCAAGGAATATGTTCCTGCCTATGATGGTCTTGAAGAGCTGACCAAGCTCATCAGGGCTTATCTGAATATCTCCACTGTTGAGAAGTGGGAGAATGGCAAGGTTGTTGGTCTCATTGACAATCCAAAGGATGCTGAGGTTATGCCTGAGCATATTGAGGATTACTTCAAGGGTGACTTCACTGAGCTGAGGGAAATCTTTGGCTATCAGCCTAACAACAAGGTCAAGATTGCCTTTGGTGTGAGAACCACTGATGACAACAAACAGTATCAGGCTGCTTACACCAGAATGTTCCTCAAGAACAACATCAATGACTATAGCAAACTCGACAGGGAGATTGCCTCTACCAAAGCCAATGGTGGTCTTACCACCACTGAGTTTGAATGTGGTGAGTTCCATGAGTATGCAGTCACTGCCACCAACTTTGAGCAGCCTGCTGGCACTGCTATGCCAGGTCAGATACCTGTAATGTCTGAGAATGAAGGTATGTTCAGTGGTGGTCAGACTCCTTGGGGTCAGCACTAATTCTAAACACATAACATAATGGTCAGCAAAGGAAAAAACTCTGTATCTTTCAGAGAAGTCCAAGAACAAATCTCTGATGCAGCATTGGTTTGGCACTATCTAGGTGTCAGTGAATTGCCATGCTTTATTCAAAGTCCTTTAAGACAGGACAAGAGACCTTCTTTTGGACTTTACTCTATTGATGGCAAGAGAATTTACTATACAGACCTAGCTACAAAAGAGAAAGGGGGTATCTATGACCTTCTTTCTCAGATGTGGCATTGTTCTTATAGTGAAGTTCTCAGCCGTATTCAAAAAGAACTGCTTACACCCAGTGGTGAAGCAAGTATAGCATTGCTCTCAGCACCTAGAAGTGTGCAGGAAATCATGTCTCATAAAGATGTCCAAGTTGATGTCAAAGTAAGAGAGTGGAGACAATATGATATAGATTATTGGTCTTCCTATGGTGTTCCTTTGGAGTGGTTGAAGTATGCAGAGGTCTATCCTATATCACACAAGATTGTTACCAAGAATGGTGTCAAACACACCTTTGGTGCAGACAAGCTGGCCTATGCTTTTGTGGAACACAAAGAGGGCAAAGTAACCCTCAAAATTTATCAACCCCTTAATAAAGAGGGGTACAAATGGGCTAACAAACATGATAGAAGTGTAGTTAGTCTGTGGACAAAAATTCCAGAAACAGGAGATAAAGTAGTCATCTGCTCTTCCTTGAAGGATGCTCTATGTTTTTGGGCTAATACAGGTATTCCAGCTCTTGCCTTACAAGGTGAGGGTTATGGTATGAGTGAAACAGCTGTGTCAGAGTTAAAGAGGAGATACAAACAAGTGTATATTCTTTTTGATAATGACAAAGCTGGTATTGAGGACAGCAGGAAACTATCTGCTGCAACTGGTTTCATCAGCCTCACTTTGCCATATTTTGAAGGGGGCAAAGATGTAAGTGACTTGATGAAATGCAAAGGCAAAGATGCCTTTATATCTACCATAAGGAACCTGTTTAACCCTAAACCCATCACTTCAACAGATGATGAATGTCCTTTCTGAACAAAAAAAAAATGAAACGGTTTAACATTAAAATCAAATAACAATGGCTAGTAACAACATGAATACCTTCACTATTGTGGATACTGAGTCTCAGAAGACCAAAGAAATCCAATCCAATGCAACTACTGTTGCTGAACTCAAGAGAGACCTGCGTCAGAATGGTTTCAATGTGGATGGTAAGACCATTCAGGAAGCCCTGACCAGAACTGAGTTCAAGGATGACAGCTCTGTGCTGCCTCACGATGTTCCTTACAAGGGTGGTATCACCAATGACTTGGTGTTCCGTCTGACTAAGACCAACAAGCAAGTTAGGTCTGGTATGGACAGACAAGAGGCTTATGCCGAAGTCAAGAGGTTAGGTCTTGGTGATGCTATCAAGGCTAAGTTCGGTAAGAACTTCACTCAGTGTTCCACTGCTGATTTGATTGCCTTTGTGCAGAATCATAAGGGTGCCAGTAAGCCTGCTGAAAAGGCTGCTCCTGCTAAGGAGAATAAGCCTGCCACTCCTAAGACTGAGAAGAAAGAGGAGAATCATGGTGAATGCTGCTGCAAGGCTCTCATCAAGAAGCTTTGCGACAAGCTGGTTGAGAATGATGCTCTGTCTGAGGAAGATGTCGAAGACATCTTTGATGGTGAAGCCCCTGCTGAGGCTGCTACCCCTGTCAGTGGCAATGCTCCCAAGTACAGCAAGGATGAGCTGTCCACTCTGCTTGGTGACCTCTAATCAGTAAGAGTTGTGTAA